GGAGTTAGTAGCGGTACCGTCTCGAATGTAGCCAATGCGAGAGGATACGATATATCCACCGAAAGAACCAGAAAAGCAGCTAAATGTAAATCGCTTTACAATAGACCGGAAAGAATCAAAGTAATTGGCGATGGAATAGATAAATTAGTGGCAATGCTCCCAGAGATAACTAAAGCAAAAGATATGCGTGATTGGTCGGTATCTTTGGCAATACTGATGGATAAACGCAGATTAGAAGATTCTGGCGATGGAAACGAGAAGGGCGGCGAATTCATGGCATTAATGAAAGCAATGGAGGAAGAAAATGGTTCTGCAACTTCCGAAAGATAAACAACGTGATTTTATTTTAAATTCTAATTACAGAATCAATGCCGCTCACGGTGCGATCCGATCCGGAAAATCAGTAGGCGCAACCATCAAAATGATTCATGAAATTATAACCGCTCCACCCGGCAATATTCTATTCGTTGGTAAAACGCTCAACAGTTTGAAACGAAATGTACTTAACGATATAGCAATGTGGGTTGGTCCAGAGAATTTCAAACTCAGAATGATTCAAAAAGAAGCTGAAATTTATGGCCGTACTGTCTGGCTAGAAGGGGCGAACGACGATGCCAGTTACCAGAAGATACAGGGAGAAACCCTAGTTAGAGCACTCGGAGAAGAGATCACGACATGGCCCGAATCGTTCTTCAAGATGATGATGAGCCGGTTATCCGAGGATGACGCCAGAGCATACTTAACGATGAATCCCGGACCCCCTAATCATTGGTTCAAGAAACAATACCTAGATCGTGAATCAGATCTAAACATGAAGAGCTGGCATTTCACCCTAGAAGATAACCCGTACCTCTCAGAACAATACATAATCGATATCAAGAAAGAATATACCGGGTTATGGTACGAAAGATACATAGAAGGAAAATGGGTGCTCGCAGACGGTACCATTTATTCCAACTTCGATAAAAATATCCATTGCATCGATAAGATCCCTGACGGTAAATGGCAATCTCTTTACATCGGCTGTGACTACGGCCAAACTCACCCCACAGCATTCTTAAAAGCGGTTAAGATCGGAGACACTTATTATATCATAGATGAATACAAAGAGTCAGATAAGCTAAATACAACGTTATCCAGCGATCTAAAAGCGTTTATTGGTGGTAAATATCCCCGATCAATCCTAGTTGATCCCTCCGCCAAATCATTCAAGAATCAGCTAATTGCAGACAACTTCAAGCGCGTTAAAAACGCTAATAACACCGTAAATGATGGACTCGCAAAAATCGCAAACGCTTTCCAAACCGGCAAACTTGTTATCGTTCAACCTCGATGTCCGCAACTGATAGAAGAGATTGGCGGTTACGTCTGGGATTCGAAAGCATCCGAACGCGGCGATGAAAAACCCGTCAAAGAGAACGACGATCTTCTCGATTGCCTACGATATATCGGCAATGAAGTATTTTGAGGTGAATATATGACAATTACTAATATTAACAATTTATTTAAAATTGGCAATCAATGGCCGCCAGAATCGGAGCTTTCCCGACTAACAACATATACAACTAATCAGCGACTTTTCGAGGGGAAACACGATCTAGTCTTCAATCATAATCCATCAGATGAAACCCGTAAAAAAGATATCGTCACGAATTGGCATAAACGGCTATGTACTCTCTTTGCTGATTTGGTGGTTGGGTCTCCTCCAGACTTCACCGCCGATAATCAACCTACAATGGATAGAATAACCGGCAATAATAAAATGGACATACTTTTATATAATTCTGTCATTCATATTTTGAAATATGGGAATGCAGTTCTAAAGATCCGATTCGATGAGCGCGCAAAGATAGAACTCATCAATCCGTCTTTATGGTTCCCGGTAGTCTCTCCAGATAACAAAGCTGAAGTCGAAGCTCACGTTATCGCATGGACATTTACCGAAAATGGCACCGACTATTTAACCGCCGAGATTCACCGCAAGGGATCAATCGAGAACCGCCTATATGTAATGAAAGATGGTAAAATATCTAACGCTGTCGAATTATCCACGATTGAACGTTATAAAGATATTCCCGACTCTCAGAAGACGGGCGTCGATGATTTCTTAGTGATACCACTAACTAATATCGGAGCTGAGGGAGTTGTCGGAACTGATGATTTCACAGATATCAACGGACTTATCAAAGAACTTGAGAACCGACTTATAAAAACATCCCGAACTCTCGACAAATTTAGTGATCCAAATATTGTGGGTTCTGAAGCTTCAATAAATATCGATCCCGACACCGGCGAAAGCGATATTGAAATTGGTGGTGGCCGATTCATCCCGGTTGGTGAGGACGGAACCGCCCCTTACTATCTGGTTTGGGATGCAAAATTAGAAGCTTCATTTAAGCAGATCGAAGTTATATTATCGCAATTATATATAATGTCTGAAACCAGCGCCGCGTGTTTCTCGGATATCAAAACGGGGTTTGCTGAAAGTGGATCAGCTCTTAAACGGCTACTTATGCCAACATTGGCTAAAGTTAATCGGTTCAAAATCATCATGGAAGAACCATTGAAAGATGTACTGAGAACCGCCGCCGATATTGAAGTTGCATCAAAGTTATCCGGCGCAACTAAACTTGATAATATATCAATAGATTGGCGTTCGTCTCTCCCCGTCGATATGAAAGAGTTGGTCGATATCGAAACTCAGCGGGTAAACTATCGGCTAACTTCAAAACATAGTTCCCTAAAACGGTTGAACGAGGGCGCAAGTGAAGCCGATATTGAAGCCGAACTAGCGGCAATAGACGGTGAACAATCCAGAGAATTTGGATTAATGAACTTAGAACAATAAAAAACCGAGAACGAAATTGCTTTCGTTTTCGACATTTTCACGACTGCAATAACTTGAAATTTTTCAAGTGAGCAAACATAAGATGGAGACCGTGGTAAGAATAGCTCTCCGAACTGGGAGTAAAACGTAGGTATATCTATGACTGAAAATAATAATAATAATGATGCTGGGGACGGCACCCAGGATACCAATAAAGCCGGTAAAGATGAAAAACTTTTCACACAAGATGAACTAAACGCTAAAATATCAGCACGTTTAGAACGTGAAAAGACAAAATACGCCGATCTTCAACAGCAATTTGATGAATTACAAGCGAAGATTCAGGACGCTGAATTTGAAAGCTTGAAAAAGAAAATTCTAGCATCAAAAGAATTGCCGGAAGAGTTGGCGGCTAGATTGAAAGGTGAAACCGAAGAAGAGCTTGCGGCTGATGCTGAAAAATTAGCATCAATAGTCAACGCTAAAAAATCAGTAGGCAGAAATACTAATCCCGCCGATAATGGACCGGTTCTATTTACTGTCGCTGAAGTTAAAGCGATGACTCCAGAGCAACGCATAGCGAACATGGCACAGATAGAAAAACAACTGAAAGATGGAACTCTGAAATAGGAGGATATTATATATGGCACTAAATAATTTTATTGGTGAAGTTTGGAGTGCGAAAGTACTCGAATCACTTAGGAAAAATCTCGTATTTGGACAAGACGGAGTAATCAACCGAAATTATGAGGGCGAAATTCGCGGGAAGGGAGACACTGTAAGAATTACAGCATTTAGCCCCATCACCGTTGAAAACTATGATGCATCAACCGGTCTCTCTGATCCCGAAACTCTCGACGACGCATCAACCACGCTTGTTATGTCCAACGATAAATATTTCAACTTTATGGTGGACGACGCAGACAAAGCGCAAGCCAACGTTGAACTTATGAAAGCCGCAACTTCTGATGCCGGTTACCGGCTCGCTGATGCCGCCGATCAGGTTATTGCCGCACTCTACGATCAAGCAGACACCAACAACGCTGTTGGTACTGACGCTTCCGCAAAAGTTCCTGATAACTCCTCTGCTGGAGAAACATATCTTGATTACATCGCCGATCTCAAACAGAAGCTCGATGAGTCCAACACGCCCTTAGAAGGACGTTGGTTAGTTATCC